CCCAACGCAGGGGAATCAGTGAACGAGAACGTCTGAGGCGTACCACCGTTCAAGCGAACGATGAGCGTCAGACCATTCAGGCCCGCATAACTACCCGCATTGCCCGCGGTCAAGATGGCCGGGACAGCTGCGTAAGAGTCAGTGTTAACGATACTGTTTCCGGTAGCGTCTGTGGTCAGTGCTTCAATTACCTGGAAGCACGGAGCAACTGCGCACGGGACGAGAGTAGGCGTCACAATCGTCGGGCTGGTAGTCCTGAAGGACTGAATGACCGAGACACCTGGCTTGAGCAACGACGTGGCCATGACGACCTCCTCTAAACCTTATGTGTGGTATCAAGCGGCACCGAATCGATACCGACTTGCCTACCCCTTAGTTGCGGGGAACGGAGCTGTGGCCCAGCCTCCTCACCCCATCTTCGCATCCCAACATTCTGGGTGTGAGTCAGGTTAGGCTGAGCTATCCCCATTCGAGTCTGCAGCCTCATTTCTATATTCTTCAGCAGGGCAACAGGGCGACCCGACCAATCATGCTTCAATGGGGTCACCTGATCACGCCACTGCAAGAAGTAGGGGCACATGACAGATGTGCTAACCCACTCTGTTGTATTATCCCCCTGCACCAAAGCACCCGCCGGCGTGGTGGGCGTGATGGTGATGTTCCTGCCCACCTCGTGGATGTGGGTCTCCTTGATGAAGAGCTTGCGCAGGTTCCAGATGGTCCTGGCGCATACCCAGGCCATGAACCGCGACTCCTGCCGTACCCTGGAGATGCAGTTGAGGGACATCGTGCCCGGAAGCATGTCTGTGTGCGTCTCTGTACCTGTAGCAAAGTCGATACCCTGCAGGTCATCCATGGCCGTGCCATTGAACCGGGTGGACCCCATGATCACGGAGATCGCTGGCTTCTGCTCTAGCGAATCAATGTGCACAGGGTTCTCCTCGGTGATCACAATCTCAGACTCTTCGAACTGCGAGGACCAGTGAAGGTGCCCCGGCTCTGCTTCCTCATAAATAGTCTGCAAGAACGCAACAAACGCCCTGATCATGTAGTTCAGGGGGTCTTCATTCCAACTGGCCTCTATAGGCCCGGAGGTATGAATGGTGCTACTTGGATCTGCGCTCTTTGCCATCGTCCAGATACTTTTTTATGCGCCTAGATCTGTAGGCAGCCAGTCCGCCTACAATACCTGCCGCGCCTCCTAGCATACCGGGTCCGTACTTGCGTCCAAAGCTCTTATTTAGCGTTGCCAACCGTGCCGGCGACATCTTACTGCTGATCAGCTTCCCAGTACCAACCCCGAGACCAGTACCAATTGCCGTAGCGGGTACTACGGTGGTCATGAGCCTCTTAAGCCGAGGCTTGGTAGCCTCGCGCTTCTGCTCCTCTGAGATCTTGGTCATCTCATCAGCAAATGAGGAGTAATTGATCATTAACTACTGCTCCTAAGTGCGCCCGATGCCGCGCCTACCAGACCGGTAAGGCCGCCAAGTATCAGCCCCGTTTTGTTTCCCATAGCGCGCTTCAGCCCCTTGTACCCAGCCTTGCCTGCTCCATGAGAAGTAACCTTGCCTGTAAGTCCCTTACTACGCCACTGTGCATTATCGGCGTTCATTCCCAAGCCCTTTGCCAGCGACCTAGTAGTGTCTTTGAACCTACTAGCTTGCGCTCGGCCCGATAGCTGGCCTATCCCATACCCGGCTGCACCAGACGTGGCACCGCCGATTGCAGCACCCGCCAACATGTTACTGCGGCGATCATTATTCGCCGCAATCTTGAGCATCTCATCTGTGAACGCTGAGTAGTCGATCATGTATCGTACCCGTATATACCCAGAACGTCATTTATCACCGCATCCTCAAACGCTTCTAGTGTCTGGGGGTTCGTGAAGTTACGCATGGGGCTCGGCTCGAAGTCCTTTATCGAGTCCAGCCTGATTGGCAGGCCAAACTCGATGTCTCCCTTTGCAATCTCATGGAGCGTAGGTTCCTGGCGCACGACACTTCTCAGTCTCTCAGTGCTGTTCACCTGTACTACGCGCCACCTCCTATTCTCAGCTTCGACAATTATATCCCTGGGCTTCAGCAGTGGGAAGTTGGGAAGTCGGCCCCTTGTGTCACTTTGTTGGCGCTCCCCAACAGGTAGTGGCTGGACAGTCTTAGGAGAGGGATCGATCTGCATGAACACCTCGATGGGACTGAGGTAGCCACGCACGAACCCTGTATCGTAGCAGGTAGCGCAATGTGATCTGCGCCTCTGAGACGTGAAGCCCTTGCCCTTCTCGTGCCCGTCGTAGCAGTTGCCGCAGCGCTGACCAAAGGTACGGATGGGGAAGACGAAGACCCTACGGCCTGCGTACTCTTCCCACAGCAGCCTCTCCTGGCGCTGTACCTCTGCGGCGATCAGGTCAGGCTCAGCCGCCATCAACACGGGGTCTGAGTACTCTATGTTGTCAGTGTCGGCATTCTCTATGGACTTGATCCGATACCAGATCTGCCGCCAGCGATCGAGCTGGTTGACCCTGTTGTCCACAAAGCGGTAGCGGTCCTTGAAGGGCCCAGCAACAGTATCCCAGGGGCCCATCTCAGACTCGCTACGCTCGATGTACATGGTGTAGTCCAGCACATCGAGCAGCGTGTTCTCGATCTCCCAGGTCAACTCAAGGAAGTCCAAGGAGAACGTACGAACACGCAGCTCTGTGAAGTTGATGTTATCCACTACAGGTACTTCTTCGCCGCCTTAGGAGTGTACCGAAGCTTCATGCCGCCCCAACTGGACTTGATGCCCTTCTTGCGCAGGTGGTCATTCATGGCCCCCATCTGGCCGCGAGAGTTACCTATGCTCGCGCCCGTAACGGTACCAAAGCCGGCACCGCCAAGGCCCAAGAGCGCAGCAGCCGGGAGTTTCTTGCCCTTGCGCGCCGCAGCCAAACCTGTAGCAATACCTGCGAGCCCTCCTACGCTAGCGCCGACGCCCATACCCTTCTTGGCCTGCTCCACCCCTTTACGGCCCATCCTTCCGACGAGCTTGTCAGTCAGGACCTTACCCTCGCCCTTGTGGCTCATAGCGCGTCCAGAACCTCTCTGCCCAGCGACCCACGACTTAGGCTTCACGGAGAACTTGGCGTCGTCATCTCCTCCCTTAGCTGCGATCTTGGCCATGATCCGGCCGGCAGCGTCCGCGGAGTATAGAGCTTCGGCCTTCTTCTCCTTCTTGCCGCGCCCTTTCGCGCTATCCCACATGTGCTTCTTGCCTACGGAATACCCCTTCTTCCCGCCTTTAACTCCGCCGTAAATAAGGCCGCCGCCGAACCCTGCGCCTGCGCCTACAGCAGCTCCCAAAGCCCTCCCCTTGGCCCCGCCAAGGGACCCTAGAAGAGCGCCGGTGCCGGCGCCTGCCAGACCGCCACCAATTGCCCCTCCTACGCCGCCAAGTCCTGCGCCGACACCCGTCGCAGCGCCTACACCAGCACCGCGCGCAGTATCTGCTACCCCATGGCCCTTACGTGAGTAAGCAGCGCCTAGTGCTCCGCCTGCCAGTGCTGGAGCTGCAATACCCCAGGGCACTCCAGCCTCCTTCTCTTTCTCAAGAGCACGCACTTCACGCGCCTTGGCCGCCAGCTTCCTCTCTACTGCGGCCATGCCCTTAGGCATGGGAGGGTTCTCGGGGCCACCTACAGCAGCGACCTTGCTATACGCCGGCTTCTTACCCTTGCCGAATCCAAATGCCTTAGACGCGCCATACCCGGCGCCGCCAAGAGCTAGTGTGCCACCAGCCACGCGTGCAGCAGTACCAAGGCGCCCGCCGCCATGAGCAGCAGTATTAGCCGCACCCCGAAGGAAGCTGCCTACGCGGCTTACGGCAGAAGGCTTAACCACTGTGGTCTTTACGGCGCTGGGCACGCCGGTAGCCTTGTATGCACCTTGCGCTGCGGCACCCGGGGGGACCTTCGCCTTCTGTTTCGGAACACCCGATTGGGTGTTCCGAGGTCGCGTCTGCTGAGTGGGCGGTGGTGGGTTAGAAGCACCAGACCGGCGCCCACCACTTCCTGGAGGCGGCGGCGTACCTGGACGCGGTACTGCACGCTGCTTGTTCATCCGACCGGCTCGCCTAGCAGTCTCCTGCTGACGATACTTACGGCTCTTGCGCCTCTTTTGAGGCCTGGGTGGCGCACCGCGGCCCGCCTCTGCGTTAGCAGCCTGCCTGTTGAACTCGTTGGCCCTCACTCGATCCAATCTCTTCCTACGCGCAGACCGAGGACGTGCCTCCTTGACGATACCAAGGTAGTCCTCAAGCTCATTCACACTCATCAGGTTGAAGTACGCCTCAGTATCCGCCGCGGCGATCTTCTCCTGCTCGTCCTGAAACATCTTCGTCAGGAAGTCATCCATTTTGCTCTCCTTCTAACCTTGGGGAGGCCCGCCCGGAGGAGGACCAGCAGGTGGCCCACCCGGAGGAGGACCAGCAGGGGGAGGACCGCCCGGAGGAGGACCGCCAGGTGGCGGAGGACCGCCTTCAGGTGGTGGAGCTCCCTCAGGACCGCCAGGCGGGGGCCCACCCTCTTCCGGGGGCGGAGGACCGCCTTCAGGTCCTGGAGGAGGCTGCGCACCTGTGTCTTGTACCGGAGGAGGACCCATAGCCATCAGGGGATCTTGCGCCACCAACTGCATCAGCTGCTGCCGAAAGTCCGTGAACGACTGCCTCATCTCCAGGTTCTGTTGCTGCGCTTGCAGCGACTCGTCTCGTGCTGACACAGCATCCTGCGACGCCATGTCGGCCTTCATGTTTGCGGCTTCCGCCTTCTGCGCTTCCATGGCCTGCTGCTCTTGGGCAGCTTGATCCTTCATGGCAGCTTCTTCTTGCGACTGCTGGGCCTGCTGTGCAGCCATCTCCGCCTCACTCTTTGCGGCATCGGCATCGGCTTCTGCCTGTTCTACTCGCTGAGCAAGGAACTCTTTCTCATTCACATCCTGCTGGGTGTCCAAGAACGACTGCAGGGCTGCGGGGTCCTGTCCCTTCGGCATCTGCGGGGGCGCCGGGGGTGCACCGGAAGGGGGACCTGCTGACATGTCTGGCGGTCCCGCCATCTCAGGCGGAAGCTGGGCCTCTGGAGGCAGCGGGGCCATGCCTGCCTTCTCCATCTTCTTGGCCTGTATCTTCTTCTTGATCTTGTGGATACCGGCGCCTGCAAGAAGTCCAGCACCCAGACCACCAATACCGCCTCGGATACGTGCCCTAGTGCGCATCCCGCCCTTAATGCCAAGCTTCCCGCGCATATTGTTAAGCTTCGCTGCAACGTCGCCCCTGTTGTACTTGGGCTTCATCGCAATGTCGCCGCCCTTGCGCTCGATCATCTTACTGTACGCAGTAGAATCGGAGATCGCCTTGTCTAGGCCCTTGCGGAACATGCCTTCGCCGGCGGAAGCACCTACTGCTCCGCCAGTAACTCCCATGGCACCCATGGCAATTGCCTTGTTCCTACTGTCCTTCTTATCTGCGCCGGTCTTGATGATGGTTGCCTGCTTAGCGCGACCGGCCCGGATCTTGTCGGCGATCTTCTTGTACTTGCGCTTGGTACGAACAGCATCCACTTCCCTGCCTGCAGAGCGGCCAGTAGCAGCACCGATAGCAGCGCCCAGCCCGGCACCAAGTATTTTAGAACGAGTACCGCCGGGCGTAGCTTTGTGGCCAGCAAGGGCACCGGCAAGCGCGCCACCAGCAGTGCCCACGTTCTTGCCGCGGTTACGCTTGGTGCGCTGCACGTTGACCATGTCTTCACGCAGACCAGACCTAATGGCTGACAGATACCCACCCTTACGTGCATGGGACTTAGCCATACTCCAACGCTGGCGTGCATCATCTGGAGAAGCGGCATGCTTCTCCAGTATCTCCTCAAGCGCTCTCTCTTCATCAGGCAGGAGTCCGCCAGAGGCAACCTTGATGCTCAAGTAATGATCTGCTCGAGCTGCCCAAGGGATCTCTCTTGAATCCCCGACCAATGTGCTGTAGAGGTCGTTGCTCACGATCGCCTCCTAGTAACTTCCCCACCAGCCGTTGATGAAGAAATATTCGCTGTGTTGTCCAGTATCGCCCCATAGCTGCGCAATGTTTAGGGCAACTTTACGTTGAACCTTCTCTTGTTCGTACTTGCTCTGGAACTGACCAATCCACTGAAGGAGAAGTGGGGCCTTGTCGGACACACCGACACTCAGGCCACCATCAGAGAAGTTCAGGTGGTTACGTGTCTGCAGAATACCCACGGACTGAAGAAGAGACACGCACACTCCCCGCAAAGCGAAGGACTGATAGTGCATGGTGATCATCTCATCCAGGGAGTAGTAACCAAGGTTCGGGGGCGTACCCGCAAAGTCACTGAGGAAGTCCATGATCGCCCACGCGATCATACGGTCAGAATGTTCCTCACCCTTAACGAGCCTGTTGAGATGAGGATGATCTCTCATGAACAGGCGTACGGTCTGGATGAACGCGCGGAAGTTATCCGTTAGTCCTGGGATGCCGGTGAGACCTTGGAGCTGCGCAGTCATCTGGGGTCCTCAATTAGCTTAGATTAACGCCGCCACTACGCGTCCAGGGATTAGGGACTCCTTCCCGCGGCTTAATAGTCTGGCCCCCACTCCTTGTTCCAGTGTTGGGGGCTCCTGGCCGCATATACGTCGGGTTGCGATAACCCTTCTTTCCACTCTTCGTCACGTACTCTATCCAGCCCCGTGCTTTGGCTGCTGCTAGCCACTTGTTAGCAGCAATCTTGGCCATCTCATCTGACATGGCTCCCAGCGCAATAGTAGACAACATTACTACTCCTTGTCGGGTTTGGCCGCTGCCTTCTTCGACGAGTACTTCTTGCGGGGCTTGGCCTTGACCACGACTTCATCATCGTCAGTACCGAACTTCTTGTCGTCGCCTGCCGTTACCGTGGCCTCCATGATACCTACATCAATGGTGATCTGGGGAGCGGGTTCCTTGATCACAGGGATAGCAAGGTCCTCGATCTCGATCACACCAGCAGCGTGAAGGCGAATACATACCGAGCTGACTGCTACCTCTTCGGGAACGCCATCCACCGTGTAACCGCCGGCGTCAATGAGGCGCCCATCAGGCTGCAGGGAGTAGCCCATGAAAGGCACCAACTCACAGGCCAGGTTCTTTACCTTACGCATGGCTACTTCTCCTTGGCGTGCTTGGTGCAGAACGACTCACCAGGCTTCGCCAGCTTGCGGCACTTGGGGTGGGCACACCTGGTGCGCTTGGGCTTCTTCTCGGGCTCTGGCTCGGGGTCCTCTTCGACCTCAGGCTCTGGCTCCTCTTCAAGCTCAGGCTCAGCAGCAGGCTCGACCTCTTCGGGCTCAACGTAGTCCACGATGCCTGGGTGCGGCTCCGCGGGCTCTTCCTCGTTGACCTTCTCGAGGAGCGCGTCCATGCCGCCTTCCTCTTCGATGGCAGCTTCCACCTCTTCGGCGGGGACCATTACAGGCTTCGCGTCTATGACATCCTCGATGGGCATGTCGGACAGACCAGGCTCCTCATCCTCGAAGATAGACTCCTCGAACACCTCAGCAGCAGTGGGCTCTTCAGCCTTCTCAGCTTCCTGCTCTGCGATGATCTCGACAGTGCTGCCATCCTCTGGGAAGATCTTCTCTTCCTCAACAGGCTCGGGCACTTCCATCTGGAAGTGCTCAGGGTACTCGCCCTTCTCCAGCATCTTGACTGCCCCGTCTGCCCTGGTCAGGACATACTTGCCGTCAAAGGTAGAGGTGACCTTCATGCCGTCCTTGATGAACACGAGTGCGACCTTGCCTTCAAGCATCATCTGCAAGATGGCGGTCTTCTCGTTCTCGAACACGGCACGGGTAATAACAACAGCGCGCGTACGGGGGACCTTCTGGCCGCCGATCCTCACCGAGAAGCGGTGCCGCCTAGAAGATACGACCCTGTGCATGCGAGTATGCGGGCTTCTTACTGTATTGATGACTCGGATAAGTTCGGGCGCATCAGCCATTTGAATCCTCCGCTAGCAAAAAGCGCCGGACGCCGCGAAGGACGTCCGGCGCTGTTTGGTCAAGCACGGACCCTGTTAGGGGACCTAGTAGACCTCGACATCCGGGTAGTGCAGCCCAGACTCAACCTTGTTGTTCTCTGCACCGAGATCCTCCTCAGCCACCGGGGTGACAGAGGTGAGCAGACCCTCGACATCGGTCGTCGGGTTGGCGTCACCGGAGTACAGCTCCAGCTTCCGGACCGCGGCGATGTTGATGACTGCCACCGCGATGTCTTCCCAGGACTGCCACGTGATCAAGTTCGCGATCTTGTCGATGTAGAACTTGGTGTTGTTCAGCACGTAGAACTTGCCGAAGAAGTCGGGCTTGGTGAAGCAGTACACGTTGCCGGCCCGGAGGATGTCCGTCTTGATGGTACGGACGTAGGAGCGACCCAGGATCAGGTTGTACTTGTACCCGTCCGTGGTGGTCTCGCTCTGCAGCTTGTCACCGAAGTCCTCGACGGTCCACTGCAGGATGTCGTCCCAGTCGCCCTCGGTCATCAGCACGACCTCCGCACGCAGGCGGTTGGTGTCGAGCATCTTGTAGAGGTTGACAAAGTCAGGACGCTGGATGGGCAGGGAAACTGCCGTACCAGTGGTAGCCACGCGAGCCAGCTCACCCTTACGGGCTGCGAACTCGATGACCGTGCCGGCCTGCACAGTGGTGAAGTGCAGAGCGGTGGCGGCGCCGTTGGCGTCGGTCTGCAGAGCCTGCACAGCAGCCTCAACATGCACCAACCACTCGCGGTCCTCGATCTCCTGGATGTCCTTCACCGAGTTGTCCTCGATGATCTTCGTCACAGGCATCTCGTACGCGAGCAGCTCCTGCTCGGTCTTCTCGAACTTCTCGGACGCGATGGTGAAGAAAGCCACCTCGGCCCGGTTAGCGGTGATGAACCGTGCAGTCGGCTGACCGCGGAAGGTCAAGGCCATGGCCTTGCTCTTCGGCTCGATGTCCACGATCTTGATCAGCGTATCGTGGTTGACCGAACGCTGGCAGTCGGCCTTGGTGACCATCTGCGGCGGTACGATCTTGCGCGCGAAGCTAACCTCACGCAGCCGGTCCCTGATGTAGGTACCAGCGTATTCAGCGACCTTCTCCTTCCCATCAGCCGAATCCAGCTTCTGGGCGAAGAGATCATTCAGGATGCTTGCAGGAACTGCCATTGTCTCTCTCCTTTGTCCTTCCGTTATGCCCAGGTCTGGAAGAAGCGAAGCCGGCCACCATTGTTGGCCGGAAGCCTGGTAACGTAGCCGACGTTGATGCCCGAAGCATAAATCTTCAGGCCACATTTGGTGCCGGACTCGCCCGTCGGCGCCGCAACAGCAGCGTCAATCTGGAGTCCCTGGCCAACGGCGGTGATACCGGCCGTGGTGAACACGCGGGTGTCCGCCTCATAGCCACCGCTGAACAGGATGGTGGTCTTGCGCAGAGCCTGGACGTCGTAACGCCCCTTCTCCATGAAGACTGCCCAACCCATACCGGCGGTGGAAGCGCGGACCAGCTGGTAACTAGCGTTCATAACCATGAACTCTCCAGCGATCAGCGGGTTCGTGTCGGTTGCCTTGACGTTGACGGTCGAGGCCACCACGAAATCACGCCTGATCAGAGCCTGAAGCTCGGTGATCAGTTCGAAGTTGACTGCCATTTTCGTTCTCCTTGAGGTTCTAAGTTCCGGTTACTGTTCGACTTCGCCCAAAAGCATGCCCTCGAACCGGTCGGCACTGTTGCCGTACTCCAGTTCGCTACCAAGGGTACCCAGGGACTGAGCAGGTGCAGTGATTCCAACGGCCTCTTCGAAGGCATCCAGCCTGCCGCGCGCGGCAGCTTCCTTAACCTTCTCGACCTTGTCGTCCATGGAGGTACCGACATCGATGTTCCGGTCCTCCATCTGACGGGCAATCTTCTCAATGCGCTCGTTCTCACGATACTCACTGAGCTCTGCCTGGAGAGATGCACACTTCTCTTTCCACTGGTCCCTATCTGCAGAGAGTCCCCGGAGTACCTCAGGGACCTCGGCGTAGACCATGGCTGCTTCAGCTGCGCTGATCTTCACACTCATCTCGGCCTCCTAGTAGCCGCCGCCAAGCGGCTGGTTCTCGTTGTCTCCCCACATGGACTCCTTTTCTTTCTCTTTGGAGTCGGGGCCTTCCTTTTTGGACAGGATCATGGCCTTCAACTTGTCGGCCTTCTCCTTCTGCTCGGGAGAGGCATCTGGCGCCGCTCCCTCCTCCGCGATCTTGCGGAGCAGAGTCTTGGCAGCTGCAACCTTCTGGACGGACGAGAGCTTGGTAGCCCCCGGCGCCTTGGCACAGTCCAAGTTCTCCTGAAGTACCGGATCCGTAGCCTTCCTCTGAGCTGGTTCAGTGAGTACCTCACTCATCTGCGCCTTAGGAACGGACTTCGCGTCATTCTTCGTGTAACTGATCGCCCTCTTGATATCCATGATCAGCTTCTCCTGCTTGCTGGCCGTGGACGGGAGCGACGGGACCTTCTCTTCCGCCTGAGAAAATGGCGGCATGTTCTCGTGATGGGCTGCCAACATGCTGGCGGCGTTCTCAGAGTCAGCAGCGTACTTCGCACTCGCTGCCTTCTTCTTGCCGGTCATGGCCTTGTAGGCCTTGTAGCCGCCGCCCATGGCGCCGCCAACTGCGAGGGTTGCGCCAGCAGCGCGTGCGGCAGTACCAAAGCGCCCACCACCATGAGCAGCGGTACCTGCAGTACTACGCAGGAACTTACCTACACGGCTAACGGCACCCTTGGCTGCGCCGGCTTCTGTCTTAGCTGCGCCGGCCTCTGCCTTAGCAGTAGTCTTGGCACTTGCCGCAGGCTTCGGCTTCGGGGCCGCCTGCTGCTGCGGGTGGTTGTACGGTGCCCCGGGGTTCGTAGCGCCAGACCGGCCGTGCTTCAGGACCTTCTTTTTACGACGCGTACGGAAGCCGGCACGCTCACGGAAGGTCTGGGCAGCGGGCTCTGAGTAACCGAGCTTCGCCATCACCTGCGCGACCTTAAGCTGCGTCTTCTCGGACATCGGCTCTGTAGTACGCCAGTCCGTGTCACCGCCGGGGCGATCATTCATGTCAGTCAACATGGCGGTAGCCGCGTTGGTCTGCCCCGGGCTCTTAACATCAGAGGCCGAGCTCATGGGGATCGCCTTGCCCTTGGACCCGCCACCAGGAGAGACCTGCTTACCTGGGGTGGGGGACTCCACGTTCGTTTCCAGGGTGTTGGGGCCCTTGGTAACTCCCGTGGGGGATGTGATCGGTGCACCGCCCACCTTCCACAGGTGGGTGTTAAGGTAATCGGTAGCACTAGCCAGCTTCTCCACATACATCGAGGAGATCTTCTCGCCGCCCGAGCCGTGCATATCGGACTCGTTGCGTTGTGGCTGCGTGGCAGAATTCTCATCTGGAGAATCTGCTGGTGGGCGCTTCTTCTTGTCTTCCTTCTTCTCAGGAGACTCTTCCATCGGCGCTCCAGCCGCCGCAGCGGTCTTAACGCGCATCTCCGCCTCACCTACGGTCTGGCGGATCATCTCCTGCAGCGAGAACTTCATGATGTCCTCCTACTTTGCTCCGAAGACGACGTTAGGCGGCGGGGCCATCCTCAACCCGGCTTGCTGACCGGGATTCGTCTCAGGGGGTGCATTACTAGTGGGTTGAGAATAGTTCTGCCGCTTGCCTATGCCTGCGGCAGGTTTGATCACCTTGGGGCCGAGGTTACCGGGGGTAGTGGGCGCGTTGGACATGGACGATTTAGGCATCTGGAGCCTTGGCGTGCCGGTGGACTTTGAAGCCCACGGGCTGCCTTGATCCCTAGACTGCGTCTCAGCAATCTTGATCATCTCGTCTGCGAAAGCGCTCATATTAATCCCAGTCACTGTTAGCCCCAAGGCAATCAGTACTAATGACTACTCCCAATCCACCGGGTAGCCGTTCGCCTCGAGGATCTCGAGGGCCTGCATCTCGACTGCCTCGTCCAGGCTGCTCGCTACCTTCTCCTCCTCGAGGTAACCGGCTTCCGCCAGCATCTCGTAGGCGCGCTGCTCGGCGAGCTCGTCCATTGCGGACTTCTTGGACATGAGCTCCTTGGCACCGCCGGCACCAGCCAGCGTCAGAGCAGTACCGATACCGACCTGCTTAGTGCGCTTCTGCGCAAGGTCACGGGCCTTCTCGAGCGCCTTCCTCTTGCCCGATTCACCGCGGGTGATGCTGAGCTTGCGGGCCTCACGAGCCTTGACGGAATGGCCGGACACGTCGCCGAGGTACTTCTTGACGGCGCCGAACGCCTTGCCGGGGGCATGCTTCACCTTGAAAGCGGCGGTGCCCACGCTGGCGTACTTCTCTTCCTCGATGTTGCCAAGCTCCTGGGTCATCGAGTGAGCCATGACACGGCCCAGGTAGTCGGCCTCTGCGACCTTCTCCTGGAAGTCATCCTCTTCCTCGTACACTTCGTCACCAGACATCAGATCGAAAACCATGTCCTCGAGCTGCTCCGGCTCGAAATCGTCCAGGTCAACGCCCTCTGCATCCGCGATCTTTACCAGCATCTCGATAGCAGCAGTCTTCTCCAGATCGTCCTCCGAGCCCTCTACGGTCCCGTACATCTCTGCGAGTTCAGGATTCATCCTTTTTCTCCTTGACCTTCTCCGGTCAGTTTTTCGAAGTTGGTCATCCCAGCAGATCGTGTATCCTCGAGGTCGAAGCCCCTAACTGCCTCTGGAACAACTGTGCGCTTACAAGCCTCGCTTGAAAGCATTGACTCCCCCTACAACTGCGTCTCTTGCTCCACCTACAATCGCGCGCGGGATTCTTGAGCCACCGTAGTGACCGCCCAGCATGGCACCAGCAGCCATGGCCAATTCAGGAGTATCAGCAAGAGTATTTGTTATAATACCGACGGGCTCACGCGCGCCCATCGTTGCTTTTGTTCTTTCCCACTTAGCCCAGCGACTCAACAAGTATCCGGCACCTGCACCGCCGAGAGCCAAAGATGCGGGGTTAACAAGTCCGGCAGCCGTCTTATCAAAACTATCGGCTACGCTGACCCCGGTTACTGCCTGCCAGAGATCAGGGTGTGCACGGTGCACACTATCTGAGTTCATCGTGCAGGTGATAGCCTGATCTATGTAGCTGTTATACGACGCAGCAACCTTGTTCAGGATCTCGTCGTTCTCTACATGTTCTGGCTCGGGCGTCATTTTTGGCTTGTCTAGTGAGACTTTGATGATTCTACGCTGCATTACAGGGCCCAGGCAACTCCTCTCCTGCATAAAAGGCAGCAATATCTTCTTGATCATGTCACTGAACTTGCCAGGCACTACTGGAACAGAGCCATCGATATCGTCCGTAGGACTAAAAACCTGGTTACGGCGATCGAGTTCATCTGCCATGCTGGGCATGCCGAGCCTGATGATTACAACCCGCTGGAACTCACGCGGCTTAAGCAACATACCCATAGAGCTGGCAGTTGACAGACTCTCGCTGAGAGAATCGTGCTTGCCCATAGCATCTAGTGCGCTGTTGCTTAGATCTTTCTCAGACTTGATCACTGGTACTGCCTTAGAACCGAACTGTACGGGTACTTCCTTTGTAATCTCTGCGCCCTTATCTTGGGAAGCTCTTTTTTCTCGTAGCTTAGCCAGCACGCGCTCAAGCTTCGCGTTCCTACGCGAAGGACCTGTCATCTGCGGAGAGGTGAGATCAATCATCTGAGCTGCTGCAGCTTTCTCAAACCCCTTGTCTACTGCAGGCTGATCATGGCCAAGGTGCTCGGCAAGAAGCCAAGAGGGCATAACATCCTGCCCGTAGGCATGCGCCAGCTTCATCATGACCTTAGCCGTCTTATCCGCTCCGATGAATACAAAGGAGATGTCAAAGAACCGGGGGAAGTCATTGATAGCATAGACTTTCTTCCCGTCGGGGAGGATCTTATTGAGTAGATTCTTGAGGTGCTCGCAGTAGTCGTTACGTGTAACAGACACGCCGCGGATGGGGTTCTTCCTATGGAAGGCCAGTACGGCTTTACCAATGGTCTGGTGGATGTCGGGGTTGAACGTAGCCTGCGCAGCTCTGTACTTCTTCCAGTCCGTGCACACAGAGCACAAGTCGTACGGCACCTTGCAGCCCATGGATACATCGGGGAACTGACCCTGATCGAGCTTATCGATAACGTGCGGAGCACCGAGACGTAGAGCTCGATCACGGTCAACAGCAATCACCAGCTCCACCCGCTTCATGTCTGGGTGCCAGACAGACAACTCTACGTCGCCGAAGCTTTTAGCGGGGTCCTTGTTAACGTGGTGAGCAAAGCAGTGGGAGTTGAGGAAAGTCTTGTACCCGTAGTCCATGCCCTCGTGTATCAGGGCGTTCTCGGGGAACCAGTCACCGTTGATGTTGCTGCCCCAGAACTCGCCAGCACCTAGTGCATTGACCAGCACGTAGATCTTTCGAGGGTCAGGCTTCAGCTTCTCCATGTACCTCTGCACGTCAGGCTGCAGAGGCGCAGAGGTCTTTACAAAGTCGCTTACCTGTCCGGGCTGAAACACCCGTACAAGCGGCTCACCCTCTTCGTGGGCGTGATAGTGGCAAACTTTGGTGATCATCTGCTGTTAGTATCCATACGGAGCCTTGACCCCTGGGTTCGTCATCCACTTAACAAAATCAGAAGACTTACGGGACGCAGAGATGCTCTTCTGTGTGTCGGCTACTGTCTTGGCCGTCATTGGACTGACCGCGGTGCCGGCATCGGGGGACATGGCCAGTGTGTCTCTAACAAACGAGCCAGCCAGAAGCGGATCGGACGCCATAGTGGGAGACAACTTGCGGAACGAGTTGTACAGCATCTGTACTCGGCGCGGACTCTCTTTACGTAGGCTTGGGTTCTCCTGGAGCATGGCCTTGTAGTCGCGCGGCTTTTGATACCGCTCTCGAATACCTTTGTAGCCCTGGTATCCAGCAGAACCGAGCCCGGCAACTGCGAGGGTTGCGCCTGCTTGCAAAAGGTGGCCGCCCAGTGCCTGCCCCCAACTAGCGGCGCCGGCCGCATCCTTCTCCATCTCTTCGCCACTCTGTGCGGCAAGGAACTCTTCCAGGGGAGTGGCCACTAGTATCCTCCTTGTCTAGCGCGCTGGAGCATCATCATCTTGTACTGTGCCTTCTGCCGCTTCTTTGCCTTGCGGCGCTCAACACGTACCTTAACCCCGTGAATGGTGCTCTGTACGGGCTCCGATTTGTACGTCGCATATGCACCGCCGCCAGCTACTGCGTGTGGTGCAATACGTGCGGCGGTAGCCAGATTCTTGTGGCCCGCCTGCTCCATGGTCTTAGCCCCAGCCTTGCCAGCAGCTTCCATGGCCTTGAGGCCTGTGCGGATAACGCTAGCTGCATCCTTTTCCAGGGCGCCGCTGCGCAGAAGAAGGGCTGCTGCTGCATACTTATCCATTGAGCGACCTCTTGATCGCTGGGTTCACCTGAGCAAGTTGCTCATCCAGGATCCTCACCGACGCCTGCAGTACATCATCGCCCGCCGCAATCTTGGTGAAGGCAACGAAGCGCTCGATGATAGGGTGCGTTGGATTAGGTACTGACCCGCCGGCGGTCTTAGCCATCGAGATGGTGATCTGCTCATCGCTCTTGCCGCGGTCCCGAAGACGATCACATACCAGCATCATGGCCCGCTTGACCATGGGGGTATCGCCGTACGCTGACCAGGCCCTAGCCATGTCCTTGAGGCTGACACCTTCGAGATGCGCCAGCTCGGCTACCTTGATCATGTCAGCCTGTACCTGCTCCAGGTGGACATTGGAGGACGATACCTTGCTCATGAAATGATCACGAGCTCCCTCCAGGCGAGTTCTGGTTGCCCAAAGCTCTTCTACTGGGTTGGCGTGCGCTGTGTGATCGGTGTATCTAGCAGAGGCAGTCTTCTCCATGCCGTCGGCAGCACACTGGAACGCACTGGACAGCATATCATTGGAGCGGACGGAGGCTGTCTTGTACTGTCCCACCGGGGGGACGTAATCGTCCGTGTCAATCTGCTGTGCCTGCGGTGCAGAGCCGTCATTGATGTTCTGGATGACGACAGCCGGATTAGCTGGGCCGCCATCGAACTCAACATTACGTGCCTCACCTGATTTCTCGAAGGCATTGAGGTAAGCAGCGGTGTTGGCGAACTCACAGACACGCTTGACCTGCTCAGGAGCCAGCGCCGCTGTCTTGATTACCCCGGTAACAGCCTCGTTGAGGTTGGTACCTTCGCAATAGAGCGCTGCAGCCTTCTTTCCGAACGCTTCCAGCTGCTCTGGGTCGACCTTCTTCGCCGTGCTTTGCTGAAGGAGCCCCAGTGTGGTGGCTCCAGGGGAATTTTCACTCATGATCGCTCCTCTGGAAACTATAAAGACCTACGGTACTTGGTGTCAATCATAGCCCCTACTTGAAGTACTCGCTAGGCGTAGTGCACAGTGTAAGTAGTACCACGTACGGGATCATGGTGGGAAGATGAACCATAACGAAGAAACGGCAGCACGCATACGCATCCTCGAGAAGCAGGTAGCCTTCCTGCTCAAGATCAACGGACTCGATCTATCCGCCTTACGGAACGCCCCTGACCAAGAGCTTTTGGAATGGTACCGCAACGCCGTTACCTCTCTGGGGCTGAGTAAACCATTCCCTCCGGAAATGATCAGTCCTTGGACTGAATTCTTCCTACAGGTCAGTGAACTAGAGTTCAGACGACTCGCCGGACTGGTTGATTACCATCACACCTGGGAGCCCTTCTATCAGATCTGCGTCAAGTTCATGACTGACGTACGGCAGCACAAGGACTTCGGTACAGACCACCACCTCAACCAGCTATACGCCCTACTAGACAAGGGAAGGCGTAATCTACGCGAAGCAGCCGTCATGATCCTTACCGATCACCCAGAAGGCCTGCCAGATCGTACAAAAGCACTCCTCCGCTGCGACAGGCTCCTGTCAGCCCTCTCCAAGTGAAAAAGGTAGTTATTACAGGAGATAAGAAGAAGAGTTAGGGAAAGGAACCCTCATAGACATCCCTGGCATAACCCCAAGTGGAAAGGAGCTTTACCATGGCCGCAGCGGCGCCGAAGAAGGAAGAGAAGCAGGAAGAAAAGAAAGAAGAGAAGAAGGATGAGAAGGCTGCCGAGGATTTCCTCAACATGGTCAAGAAGATCATCGAGGAGGCTCGCAAGGGCAACAAGCAGGACCTGGAGAACGCGCTCGAGAAGATCGAGAAGATGGTCGCCGACAAGATGGGCGACGGCTTCGACGCCGCGGACGCCCGCCAGTTCATCAAGGACATGCTTGCCGAGAAGGACGGCGAGAAGCAGCTTGCCAAGTTCATGAAAGAGGAGCTGGGGGTCGTGAAGGTTAACGGCTTCTTCAGCGCGATCGTCGGCCACGACATCGCTCACCTCACCATGGGCGGATGGGACTCCCTGGCTGGCGGCCTGTCCCTGCTCCTCAAGGCTGGTGCCCTCGGCGCCGGCGGCTTCTACGGCGGCCGCGAGGCCGGCCTCTGGGGCGGCGAGTAGCCCACGCAGCAACTGATGCACATCTCAGCGTCTCCCGTTCGGGAGAGCAGGGCACCCACGGGTGCTCTTCTTTACCTCAGACCCGTGTCTCGGATGTTGGCGAAGATACCTGGATTGGGGATGCGCAGCATAGAGGCCAGTACGCAGAGAGTGACAGAGTGCAGCGTGTCGTCTGGCTTACCTGGAGATCTCTTGTACTCCACCATCCTGGTCCTCTCGTTGTACTCCGAGAACACGTTGAGGATGTCGGCACCGTAGGGATCGAAGAAGTCATCCCACTGCGGGAGGTGGATCAGCTTGTGCTTGAGCGCCTCAAAGATATCGGTCAGCACCTCAGACCTGTGCACCATGTAGCGACCGAGCTTCGGTTCCCAGTACACCTTCTGCTTCTGATTGGGGTTGTACTGGTACTTGTAGATGCGGTTAGGCCCAAGACGCTTGATCAATGTCTTGTTGTTGGAGAAGCCACCACCGTAGTCACAGCCTGCAACCTGCACGTTCATCTGCACCAGCATCTGCGTGATCAGGTCAAGCTGCCGATCGGGATCCAAATCCTGGCCCGTGAACCTGTGGGTCCAGAAGATAGTGAAGGCATCCCCTCCCAGGTAAGCACCGAAGGAGATAACCGAGAAGGACTCCGCCTCCCCAGTACCCCAGTCAATCCCAGCAAAGACCTGCTGCCCAGCCGTGACGTTCTTGAAGTGCTCGATGTCACCCATACGGATATGATCCTGGCAACATGCCTTGAGCTGCCCACGGGTGATGGGGCGGGTACCAAAGTCGAACGACATCCCCAGCTTCTCGTTAAAGAACTGAGCCCTGGAGTACTGCTCCTGGGCCTGGAGGACTTCCTCCCAATTTACCCATGGGACCATGATCTGCGGGACTCGGTAGCCATCGAAGGTGACCTTGTCCCTGTTGCTGGCAGTACAGGGGTTAGTAGCTGCCCACTGCGCCTCAGGGTCCCGCGCAGAGATAGATGCTCCGCACTTGTCACAGATCAGGCCTTCTGGGCCGATGTTGTCCTCGCCCAAGATGTTCCAGTGCCAAGAGGATGGGTCCTTTGGAGTACCATGCCTACGGCAAGGGACGACCCACTCGTTCTGCGTGGAGAACTCTGACCAGTAGTGCTGCAGTGTGTTGTCCATACTCTTAGGCGTGCCGGAGTAGATGAACAACTTGTAGTCAGAGTGAAAGGCGCACTGCTCGATGACGGGGATGTTGTCGACCAAGATGTCCTGGATCTCATCCACGCACACCAGGTCCGCCGGGATACCACGTACACGGTCAGCCGTAAGGTAGGCGTAACGTAGACGAATCTGGGAGAAGTTGATGAACTTCTTGAAGAACACCGCCTGGTTCAGCTTGGTACTCGTGTAGGCAGAGAGCAGTGGAGACGCCTCGATGACGTCCTTGATGCGGTCTACCGAGAACACCTTAGCCTGCTCAGCTGAAGGGGCAACGAACAGGGACCTGAAGTTGGTGATCAAGGCGGAGTAGCACAGCAGCTTGTTGCCAAGCGTGGTGCTCTTCTCAACCTGACGACCGCACATGAAGAGCGTCTTCTTGGAGTCGGTGTCGTAGACCCGCCTCAGATACTCACGTCCCTTGAACTCGAAGTCAGCAATACGGCCAGCCATGGGGACGCGAATGGCCGTCTCAGCAAACTGCGAGGGGGACACGTTGTACTGCAGGTGTGCGGTGTCTATACCCTGCAGGTCCTCAACAGTAGGATCTGGCGGCTCTAGGTCTATACCGAAGTCTTGAGCAACACCATCATCATCGTAGTCGAAGTAAGGCTCAGACGCGGCTAGCTCCCCTTCCCCTACTGCAGAGTAGAGAAGGGGGATGATGGTGGACTGCAGCAGCATCTCAGCTGCTGCTACATCAACCGATGCCATTAGAGTGCAGCGATGACGCCGTCAATGACCCTAAGGGGCTCCTCAAGGACATCATCCGGAACGCGTAGCGGGGTCTGGGGCTCTGGCATAGCCAGGGAGTAGCTGTCTACCTCTGCGAAGTAGTCCAGCTTGGGCTCATGGAACAGGCCCTTAAGCGTATCGGCAAACTGCTTCAGCGTGATATCGGCAAAGCCGTTCGGCCACGGGTGCTCCGTAAGCTCCGCGTTACCTGCAGCTGCTATACGATCCATCTCCGCGGCCTTCTGCTGAGGCTGGAGCTGATCATTCAGCCGCACGTCTTCCATTGCGGCCTCTGCCCTGTCCAGGATGTCCTTCCGCTCCTTCATGTACAGGTGGTAGTTGAGTACGCCCTCGTGGATACCCCAGCGCGCAACAATGTGCTTGCCTACCACGTACTTCATCTTGGGTACGGCGCCCACCACATCACTCTCTGGAACGGACTCATCATCTTTCAGGGCAGGCTCTTCAGCCCAGAACGGCCTTTCTTCACTCATTGGATCCTCCACTATCCTTCGAAGTTGTCGTACTTGACCTTGTCTTCCTCGTCACCCTCGCCAGAGTGGCTGAAGTTGGGGCCTGCGACCTCTTCGATCGACGGCACCTCATCAACCTCCTTGCGCATCCGGAACTTCTCGAACTCCTTCAGCACGTCCTTCAGGGCAACATCACTCTGCCGCATCTCAGCCTCTGCCGCGCGAATGACATCCATGTAGTTCTTCAGCATCTTACTATGGGCCAGCGATGCTGGTTGTCTTTCTACCTCAAGGAACTTCAAAAATACACTGTCTCGGATGCGCCGGTGCACAACACCCGTATTCAGGTCCTTAGGTACTCCTTCTAGGCCGACCACCCACGGGACCAAGAGCTCAGCCATGTCAGGGGATGCCTGCAACGCTGTAACACTCGAGTGCACCGTACCTGGAGGGGCGTTGTGCCTGTTCTCCAGGTAGTCGACCCACTCATCCATGGAGAGTAGGGACTTGTTCCAGAAGTAATGACCGAAGGCCTCCACCCCCTCAACAGACAGGGAGATCTCCCGCGCCTTACCTGCGCGTCGGACGATATCCTCTATACGAAGAGGAGACAGTAGCAGCTGCTCTATATCAGAACGCAGCTGTGCGTTGGACAGGATGGCGTACGCCTCCTGTACGTGAGGACTTGGAAACCAAAGATCCCTGACCTTGTGCTTCCGAAGGAACCCCTGGCTCATCTTGTGAGACTTGACGTTTGGCTTGTAGGGGTCTGGGAACTCCCCCATCTGGTCAGTCAGATCACGTACGTAACCAGACGTCAGCCCGTCGAGGTTAAAATCCTCCAGAATGCGCAAGATCGTATTGGTCTCGTGCTTGTTCTGCGAGATGAGGTACTTGATAAAGTACTCATTTGGGCTACGTCTGGCCATCTTACGCCTGTGGTGTGGCGGTCAGACTCTTCAGACCATCAACAACCTTGTCCATGTGAATCACGCACTTGTGCAGTGCGTGCTCATCCACCGCGCTCAACCCCATACGGGCGGTAAAGAGCAACGTGCTCAGCTTCCTGATGGTTTCCTCGAAGTCCGGTACAAAGGACGCAAAGGTCATCAGGTTCTCTGGGTTGATGAACTTAAGAGAAAGAACCTTGTCAACAGACGCTGGATCCTCCAGCGGGGCGGCCTCTTTAATCAGATCTACGGGCATACCGTACTTGCCACACAGCTCGTTGAAGTCCTTCCACCTCTCAGCTGCGGCTTGCTTAGACATGCCTATGTGCTCCTGCGCCGTCTCTACGGGCCCCGCGGAGAAAGCGGTAGCGTGCGTACCCGTTGCTACGTAGTTCGCAGTACGTGCCACCTTCTCCAGCATCACCTCCGGGTCCTGGCCCAGGATAGCTCCCAAGAATGCCGCGCCGTCTCGGTCCAATCCCTGGACCGGCATCACGTGTGCGATCTTATCGATGGGGTGCCCCCGGAAGGAGTACGTGCCAGCTCCATCGACAAACACCTCAACACGATCCAGCCACTCCCGCGCCTCAGCATTCTTGGTGAACTCATCGGGGATGGATATCAAATTGGTCTTACACGGCAAGGGCAGCCATCCCATAGTATCTGGGATGGCGTACTCGTTCTCTCCCAACTCCTCGATCATCCGAAGATGGGGCTGCTTAGCCAGCGTGACAGACTCGCCCATGATGGTCTCGCAGATATACTTACCGTCCGCCTCGCCCTTGATAGACACGGGCACGAGACCTACGGCGCCGTTGCCTTCCGTGTAGTAGAAGCTGCCCATGCCCTTGGGCGGCTCATCGATGACGTCAGTGCTGCGGTCAATGGGCGTACCCGCGATGTTCTCCTGAATACCGGACTGGCTACCGTTAGAGAACACAGACAGGGGCAAGACCGTACCGTCCAGGTCCATCACGTTAGGGAACACCCACCCCACGAGCTCCTGGTCGGTGTCAGAAGTGCGGACCTTGTACAGCCCGAACTCCTTGACCACCTTGACCACGATGTCCGTGAGAGTTTCCTTCACCACAGGCGCGGTGGTAAGAGTCACGGTGCCGTCCGACTCTACCTCGTTGATCACATCACCGCCCACAGCACCGATAGCTGTGGGCTTGTCCACGTCATCCGCGGTAGGAATCAACGTCTGGTTGTTGGCAGTCTTGATACGGTAGCCGCCTGCAATCTTCTGGATCTGCACCACGTTAGGATGGATAGACTCCACGGCCATCTGCATGTACTCACCGCCAGATGGCTCGCCCATCTCTACGCGCTGCCCCAGCTTCTCCAGGAACGGGCGCACCGCTTCGTTCTCCAACATCACGGAGTTCAGTGCTGGATCGCTCAGCGCCTCCTCCACCTCACGCACATGTGCGAGCTTGATCGTGGGCAGGATAGCGTCCATGAGATACCGCGGACTAGACGTCTTGGTGCCCATGCTGCCGCTACCGCCGGCGGAATTGGTCTGCCTGTGGGGTGGGTAGAGCTGCTCGATCATGCTGATGTCGCCCGGCTTCTTCTGGATAGCTTCGAAGAGGTTGGGGCGGAACATGGCCCTGCGCAAGCGCTCATCTGTCAGGGGCTCTGCCTCGCCGTTGACCACTATCAGGTCCAGAGGCAGTAGCCTGCCGTCCTTGACCACGATAGGGACCAGCACCATATGGCGGCCCTTGAGCTCCCGAGGGGTCTGATCATCCCGAGGGTTGATCGCGAGCTGGTTGTACAGCTCGATGTGACCCATGGCATACCGGCGATCTTCATCCTTCTGCCGGATCACCACCTTCGGGGTGTAGTTGCTGGTGAAGGGCGCCTGACGGAACAGCTCGTCCAGGATCTCCTTAGGCCAGTTGTTCATGTCCTCACCGAGACGCGACTCAAAGGCCAGCTTCTCGAACTCGAGAGGGTTCTTATCCAGGAAGAGGGGTTCCATCTAATGCTCCTTACGGGAGGAACTTCGCAATGCCATCAGCCACCGCACCTGCGATTGCCTTGGCCAATAGCGGGTCCAACGCCTTTGTGCCCGTGGTGGGGATCATGACTGGGAGCCCACCCGGTGTCTTTTTCATTACCATCTTCGTGATACAGGGCCCTACGTGGTTCTTCGTGTCTTGAAACGCCGTGAAGATGGACATTTCTATTAGTGCAGCTGCTGGCATGCTGTCCTCCTACACCAAGAATACCTTCTGAGATAGGATACTGGCCAGTGCTGGGGCAGTAACCGGGGGCAGAAACGGTACGTGGATGTGGCTGGCTAGCCAGGCTACTAGACGGAACCCCAGTACTGCGGGCTCTATAGCCGCCTGGCTACCGATGTGCGTGGTTGCAGCTGTAATTGACTTCATTCCTGTCCATGTCTCGGTACTGGACAGCGTACCGGTGATCTTATGGCTGCCGGTGATGTCCGTAGACTGATTACCCTTGACTGTAACAGACTGATTGCCTTTCACGGTCTCGGTGTGGTTGCCGTAGATCGTTTCTTTGTAGTTGCCCTTGATGATCTCCGTACGGTTCTTGGCCTGCATCATGTACGTATTACCGGCCTTGTCCACGCGCAGCACGTACTTGGGAGTGCCCGTTACCTTACCTGTAGTTGGGTCTATCTTTTCCGGCGCGATCGTTACCTCGAAGTAGGTCTTGTCCCCACTGGGAGGCTTGGTGGCATCGTTCAACCCACCAATCCACACCTTGATCGACGCGTTCTTATCCTGAGCATACTCCCTAGCAATCAAGGTGAGCTCAGTAGGGGCGTTACCTGTGGGGTCCTTCGCTTGCCTCTTGACCTCCCAATCCAGAGACCCGGCGGCCGTGTTCATCTCCCAGTTCTCGCAGAAGTCTCTGATGGTGTTGAGCAGGGGGACATAGAAGCGCTGGCACACCTGGGTAGATCCCAGCTGTAGTACCCCACCCCTACGCAGCACCACAAAGTTCTCGTCCCTGCCCTCCAGCATCATGTCGCCGGGGTTCAAGATGGGGCGCTTGGCCCTGTACGATGCATCGCTGTTTGACTTGTTAGGCGTGCCTCCAGACGCGGTGGACTTACCTGTGGCATCCACCTTCGTCTTGGAGGTGTCGCCTCCCCCGGTATCTTTACGCGTCGTCGCCGCTGTCTTCGCGCCCACCTTCTCTGGCGCAGACAGGAACCCGAGAATGAACGGGACGGCATCGTCACAGGGCCAGCACATCAGAGCGATCGCACCTACCTCAGGCATAACCGTGAAGCCCTCACCCTGGGTACGGTGCACGTACGGACTCATCATCGGGACATCTGTCTGATACTTGCCGGTGTACTGGGAGACCCAATCTACCGTCATGTTCTGGACATTGATGCTAGAGATGTACCCCGTCTCTATCTCAGTGGGTCCGTGCCCCGACTGGGTCGGGGAGTTGGAGAACGAATGTGGTCCGCCGCTCACTAGTAGCCGCCCTGCTGGCTCTGCTGACGTTGCCGGCCACCGCCGCCACCGCCAACGGCACGATATGCACCGTACCCAGCCAGGCCAGTAGCGCCACCAGCAGCAGCCATCTGGCCATACCTGGACTTGGCTACGCCCTTAAGGCCGCCCATGAGATACCCCTCAGCCTTGGGACCCACAGGACCTGACGCTCCGCCCATAGCCTTGCGCCCCGCCTTCTGCCCAGCGCCGTGGTAGATGCTGGAGATGTGCTTGCCTATTCCGCCAGCGCGGTCAGCACCGCGGCCACCTATTCGGCCAGTAGCGCCAACGGCACGCCCGCCAGTAACAGCATTCTTGAGATGCCTGAAGCCGGCACCCATGAACTTGAAGGGGGAGAACCCGATCTTCTCCATCTCATCAGAGAACCCGCGCATCATGTGTTGGTCCATTTAGTACTCCAATTTCTTCTTGCCGCGGCCAAACTCTGCTCCGTATACCAGCGGCGGGATAGGGTGCTTGCCGTGCAGCTGGGACTTCCAGCCACGCTGCGCAGCTTCTTGGACGGTCGAGGTAAGTCTCTCGTGATTCAGCTTAGCCATCCAGTCCTCTTGCATGTCCAGCGGCAATACATCAACACCGCGCAGCACCGGCTGATGCCTGATTGGCGCCCTGCCCTTGAGCTGCGTCCTGTTTAGTTTAGCGATTTGTGTGCTCGGTGCGTAGTCCCCTCGTAGATATCCGGTTGAATTTCCTGGATCGTCCACGCGAGAGAGGTTAGTCATGCTCTTTACGATCATCTCATGATTACGCCGGCGGATACCTTCCTTCTTGAACAAGGTATGCATGGTGTTGGCCATGTGACTCTGCACACGTTCGATCCCGGCCAGCGGTAGCATCTCATGCGGATTGACGGGCCCTACAGAAAGAGGGTCCCCTCTACGGATCTTCATACCCTTACGGATAGACTTACCGCCGTAAGACGGAGCACCGAGGTTCTGGGGTACGTAGTGCCTCTCCCTGCCCACAAATACATTTGTACCGCCGATGGGGTCCTTGGTCACCTTGGTCACTACGCCACTGGCGGTACTCAGAGTAGCAGAGTTCTTCACCGTCTTGGGCATACGCAGGAGCTGCTTGACCGCGGTGAAGTCGTCAACCAGGGCAGCAGAACTGGCTGCAGTACCGCCAGTGTGGAAGGCCTTCATGGCTAGCTGCGCAGTACGTTCACCAACAGACTGTCCCGCCAGGACACCTACGTTAGTGCCTTCCGCTGGGTGCTGGCCATCCTCCATCAGCCCGTAACACTTCTTACAGATACCTGGGCCGTGGTTGCACTTGAGTGGCGAGCGTACCACCACCTTGCCCACCTTGTTGTTACGCATGGTGGTGCGGATACCGGGAGTGATCAACGTGCCAATAGGCAGCGTCCTCTTCCCTACCTTGATGGGCGCAGCCAAGTGCCTGTCCATCACATCCACCTCGTCCACAGGCAACGATATACCCTTGTCAGTACCACAGTCCTCGTCGATGACTATGTTGGGGAGCATGGTGTTCATGACCTGCTTGGAGATGTACCCCGGCTCACTGACCGACTGCACCTTCTGGATGATGCCCTTACGTGCACCACTCATAGACGTCCAGTAATCCGACACGTCCAGGCCCTCGGAGTAGCTCTTGCGCACAGGGGTAGGGATGGTCTCGCCCTTAGCGTTCTGAATGAGCATCGGAGACACCAAGATCTGCCTTAGGGCATCCATACCGGGCTTGATGCCGGAGTTGTGCATGACCTTGAGGTTAGAGCTCTGCTCTGACATACCCTTGATGGACGTGTGCATCCTCTCGGTAGCCTGGGCGTACGCCTTGACAATCTTCGCATCCTTAACGCGCTGGCTACCTGGGCCCTTCTTAATCTTGGCTACCTGGGCATCCGCCTTGTCCATGATGCCCTTACGCATCACTTTCTCCGGCTTGATGTCGTCAAGGCCTAGAGAGAAGGCCGTATCCGTGGCCCAGCGGTTACCAAGGTCCTTCAGCTTATCCACCACAGGGCCGTAGTCCTGCTTGTGGTTGCGTGCCAGGTCTGACAGCAGTTCTGCCTGCCCCTTGCCGTTCAGCGCATCCTTACGCGAGAGGAACCCTTTACGCATCTCTGACGGCAATGCCTTGGCCACCATGAAGCGGCCAACTGCATTGGTCTTGCCTGCCACGCGCACCTGGTCGTTCAAAGCAACCTTACCCGCCTCCAGCGCACGCTCCATATCAGGGACTGTCTTGAAGGACTCCTTAGTCTTCTGCCCTACCTGCGTGACGCCGTACAACCCGAGCCGCGACTCCAGGGTGGGCGTATACATCACCCCACCAGTAGCGGGAGAGAACAAGTTGTTAGATGGCATCATCTTCCGGGCTTCGTCCACCGCGTCCTTACTAACAGGGACGAAGGCAGCCATAGCGTCGCCATCAAAATCAGCGTTGAACCCGCCGGTCACCAGTGGATGGATTTGTACTGCCTTGCCTCCCACAATACGCGGCTTGAACCCCTGAATGCCGTACTTGTGGAGCACCGGGTCGCGCTTGAGAAGCACGGGGCGCTCCGATACAACACGCTCGAGTGCCTTGTTTACGATTGGCTGCCCCTCCTTAATAGCCTTCTGCGCCTGCAGAGGGGACATACCCGCGATGCCGTGCAGCTCCTTGACCACGAAGGGCCTGTACATCTCCATCGCAGCCTTACGCGGGAGCCCCACCTCATCCAGCCCAAGGGAGGGCTCGGGGATAATGGTAGAGCGCATGCCCAGATCCTGCTTCCTCTGGACCAGCTTCTTCTGGAAGAAGCCGAGCTTAGGAGAGCCAGGCTTAGCACCAGTGTTACGATCAACTCTACGACCCCCGATGACATCCAAGATGCCGCGAAACTCACGATTCGCATGGCCGCCGAGGCCCGCAAGGGAACTCAGCCCGTCATACAGCTCCGCCCGCAAGTCAGCCTTCTCAGACTCCGGCACGTTCGTGCCCAGCTTCTTAAGCTGCTGGGCAGTCAGCGAGATGCCCTTATACATATGGTTGATGTCGTCTACGTTCAAGTCCCCGTTGGGGAGCTGAGACAGGGGGCGCATGGACGGGGGAAGAACGGGGATGTTCTTCACCATGTAGGCATCCTTGGCGTTCATACCCGCGCTGGACAACGCCTGCAGGTACTTGACCTTCTTGTGGGCCCTATCCAGCCGGTTGCCCTTAAGCGACGGGTTCTTCAGTGCAGCTCTAGCAGCTGTTAGATCCTTCGCCACATCGATCTTACCCAGGATCTGAGACACGGCCCTGCCGCCAGTGATGCCGTCGTCTGCGTCTACGAGATTGCCCTGCTTATCGATGCCCTTCTTGCCCTGGATGACAGAGTTGTACGCCTTACCTGTCATACCTGTGAGGGACTGGATAGCCGGGGAGAACAGGGGGTTAGGCAGGGGCTCCGGCAACTTGATATGTCCCCACTTAGTGCCGTCGATGCCGCCAGTAACTTGAGGATCAAACAACCCATTCTTCTCGGGACGCAGATCCTTTGCACGCACCATGCGGCCGGCGTCCTTGATCTCCCCGTTACTCAGATCCGTGACCTGCTTATCTGTGATGGGCAGGAGCTGGAGGGTGTCACCCTCCTTCTTCACGTTCAGCCCAAGGCCGGTAAGGTAACTGGTGAACTTCTTGTACGCGAAGGTAGGCCGCGGAGCGGGCAGGGGCTCTCCTGCCTGAAGAGATGCCCAGAACTGATCATTCTGAGCCGCATCACTCTTAACAGTCTGCATCTCGCGCAGGTTTGACTTGGCCCCGTGGGCCAGCATGGCATAGAGGCCGAGAGTACCAAGGGCCTGAGCACCGTGGAGTCCTCCGCCCTTAGGGATCATACTGCGATCGTAGGCATATCCAGGGCCGCCAGCCCTAGCTACCATCTTCTTCTCTACCTGGTGCTTGAGCTTGATGATGTGCTGGGGACCGACCAAGACATTGCCCATCTTGCGCTTCGTCTTGGGATCGTAGACGAGCTCCCTATCTTTGAGGCCGTGCTTCTTGAGATCGGCAGATACTTGAGCATGGAGGTCTGCGTTCTTCTTGAAGTTCTTGATCTTGTAGGTCTCGCCCGTCTTCTGGGCGATCTTACCCGCGGCGGTCTCCAGGATCTGCCCCAAGTTAGTACGCCCAGGCACGCCTGTGATGTTCTGCAGGATCTCCAAGGGCTTGCCGTCACCAGTGACCGGCATGTCATCGTCTGGGATGATGGCGGTGACGATACCCTTGTTACCGTGGCGCCCTGCAAGCTTGTCGCCGATCTCCATGCGCTCGCTGGTTTTTATGTGGACTGTAGTTTTACGCCCGCGCTTAACTACTTCAATCACCTTACCTGGGTTATCCGACTCCCACTTAACGCTGCTGTCCTGGTAAGGCTTGACCAGGGACCTGTGCAACCTGGCAAGCTCCCTATCCTCAGGTCGCGCTTGCTTCTTACGCAGGGCTGCGATCAGGGTATCGCCAGGCATAATAGTCTGCCCTGCGCGGACAACCCCATCATCGTCCAGCTTCGCAGCCTGATCACGGTTCATCGCGTCAGGTACGTATGCCTGGTACTTCTTCTTGCTCAGGATGTGTGTCTTGTCTGTGTCCAGCGCCTTACGATGCAGGTGCTCGCTGGTCAAGCGCCCCGCGGCCGACTCGCTGAGCACCACCCCATCCTCAAAGTTGTAACCCTTGTACGGCATGTACCCCGTACGGAGGTTAGTACCGAGTGCCAGCGTACCTTTGC